AAACATACTGAGTAAAATCAAATAATTTAGCCATTTCTAATGTGACTTTATTATTCGGACTTGAAGGAGCCATCCATGTCCACTCCCCTCCATTATGAAAATCTTCTAGATGATAAGGAATCATACTTAACTTATTCATTCCTGTATATAGAACATTAGTGAAACCACGTTTATATAAGTATTGCTGTAGCACCAACATTTGTTGCATCTCTTCTATTATTTTGACACTGTCTGTTCTTATGTAGGCCATATATGGATTGCAAAATTTGTTGTTTAATGATGTTAAATCTTGAATTGAGTGTTTACTTAAATGCCTCGATTCAAACACTGGTCTATGAGGTAGGGCTGATACCCATGTGTTGTACTCATTGTTAAACCATTCAAACCTTTCTGGATTACTCCATTGTATAATTATGAGCCAATTATCTGGATCAGAAACACCGCTAAGATAGTTTATAGTCTCTCTCACTATGCGGCCATTGCCTGTGCCTCTCCATGCTAAATTAACACAAGAGTCAAAGTGTTTACCTAATCTGCTTGCCCACACCCATTCCGCAGGATCTCTATTATGCTTACCTGTATAATCCTTGTGACCGTGCGTAAAACTACATCCATTCACTAATAACTTCATATTGATATTTATCGTGTACCGCATTACATGTTTATTTCATTATGGAAAGCGATAAATAGTACATTATGCCAAAGTTAAGTTTATGGAATCCTACTAAAACAAACGACTTCAACTTCATCGATAAGATAGTTGGAGAGCACCTTTATGCAGGTGGTGCCGGTGCACATGTACACAAATACATAGGAGTTCAAGATACAGATGTAACAACTGACCCAACAAGACCGGGTGGGCCAGGTGGCGGTGAAACATATATACAGGATATTCTATTTTTAGAAAATAGAGATCGTAAATACGATACCAATATATATGAAATGAGAGGTCAATACAACTTAGGCGATAACGATTCGTTTGATTTAACACAATTTGGCATGTTCTTGGCTAACGACACACTGTTTATGAACTTCCATATTGAAAGCATGGTTGAGGCTTTAGGGCGTAAACTTATGCCAGGCGATGTATTAGAATTACCGCATTTAAGAGATGACTTATTACTTGGTAGTGACGAAGCCATAAACAGATTTTATGTAGTCACAGATGGTAGCAGACCAGCAGAAGGATATGATCCTAGATGGTGGCCTCATTTGTGGCGTGTTAAGTTAGGGCCAATAACAGACTCTCAAGAGTACAGAGATATACTAGGCACAGGCGAAGAAGAAGGCGACTTGCGTAATCTTATTAGCACTTATGCTGACGAAATAACAATTAACGACAAGTTGTTAGAGCAAGCAGAAAACGATGTGCCTTTTGATGCACAGACTAGATCAAAAGCTCACCTGTATGTAGACGAGGAAGCAAAAAATAAAACCGGTATTGGATTTGGCGGTGGCGACGGTATGCCACCAAATGGAATTAGTGTTGTTGGTAGTGGAGAAACTTTTCCAACAACAGGTGTTCAGAACGGGGATTATTATTTGCGTACAGATTTCTCACCAAATAGATTATTTCAAAAGAGCGGTAATAGATGGCTCAAGGTTGAGGACGACTCTAGAGGTAAGTGGGCGGCCGCAAATAGAATACTTACAGGATTTATTAATAATGAAAATCTTGTATCACTAGAAGATGGCGAAGTTAAAAAAGAAAAAACAAATTTAAGCAAGGTCGTAAAACCTAGGACAGATAACTAATGGCAGGCAAAAATTTAGATTATTGGTATGATGAGCAAATAAAAAGATATTTGCTACAAATCATACGAGTCTTTTCGCACTTTAAAGTGCAAGAAAATACAAAAGACGGTGTAAAGTATAATCGTGTGCCTGCAAGATATGGTGATATTAGTAGAATGGTTGCGAGTATACTGCGTAATAACAGTGAAAATGTAATTAACAGTGCCCCATTTATAAGTGTTACCATTGGAAATATTCAAGTAGCCAGAGACAGAACACACGAACCATATCTAGTAGATACAAAACAAGTAGCAGAAAGAGAATGGGATCAGACTAATAAAGAATATACTAGTAGCCAAGGAAACTTATATACAACACAAAGATATATGCCAGTTCCTTATAATATGACTATTAGTGTAGACATATGGACAACTAACACTGATTCTAAATTACAGATACTTGAACAAATATTTGTGTTGTTTAATCCTAGTTTGCAATTACAGCAAAACGACAGTCCTTTAGATTGGACTAGTGTATTCGAACTAGAATTAACTGACATACAATGGAGCAGTAGATCTGTTCCGGCTGGCGTAGACGAAACTATTGATATATCAAATCTACAATTTGCAGTGCCTATATGGATTAGTCCTCCAGCAAAAGTTAAAAAACAAAGTATTATTCAAACAATTATTGCAGACGTACATGCAGTTAATTCAGGTAGCGACTTATCATTTGATAGTGCATATTATGATTTCTTTGGCGATATAGAAGATACTGCTGAAATAGTAGTTACACCTAGCGATTATTATGTACAAATTGACGGCGCAAATGCTGTGTTGTTAGATAATGCAGATAACGGCAAGAGCTGGAAAGATCTTTTAGAGATGCAAGGGTCGTTATCAGATACTAGTAAACTTAAAATTAATACATCTAACGACAGTGACTCAGACCTACATATGATTACAGGTAGAGTAACTGAGAATCCGTTAGACCCAACAAAACTAATTTTTAACCTTGACACTGATACATTACCGTCTAACACATTAGAAAATATTCTTAAAATTATTGACCCTAGGCCTACTTACCCAGGTGATGGTTCGTTAGACGATGCTGAAGTGGGACAACGATATCTTATTACAGAAACTTTAGACAGCGATGCTTGGCCTCAATGGGGCATAGATGCTAAAGAAAATGATATTATTGAATATGATGGCTCTAAATGGGTAGTAGCATTTGAATCTAGTGCTATAAGTAATATCCAGTATGTAACAAATACATACACAGATAAGCAATACAAATGGGACGGTAATAACTGGATTAGCAGTTATGAAGGTGTATACCGACCAGGATTTTGGAGAATATCGTACTAATGAGTGTTACAGCGGCAGGTGTTGTTTTTTTAGCAAAAGATACCGGCAGGGGTATGCTACAATTAAGAGACTCTGATAAAAAATTTAATCATACTTGGGGATTTTGGGGTGGTATGATTGATAAAGGTGAAACACCGTACGAATGTATACTTAGAGAACTAGACGAAGAAATAGGCTTTGTTCCAGAGATGCAAAAACTAAACCCCATAGATGTTTATCAAAGTAAGGATAAAAATTTTTACTATTACAGTTTTGTATATGTAGTTGACCAAGAATTTATGCCTCCTAAATTAAACGGAGAAAGTGCAGGATATGCATGGGTAAATATAGGACAATGGCCAAAACCGTTACATAATGGTGCTCACATCACATTAAACAAAAACGGTGGCACTGATAAACTAACTACTATTCTAAACATACATTCTGAATAAATATATACCATGAGCAACGGAGAAATAATAGATTTCAACGTCTTGCGAATACAGAATGAGCTCGACAAGTATCAGCGGACAAAAACTATTCCACACAGTATACTAGACGGGGTATATGATATAGAAGATATAAGATCAAACTATCTATCTAAATTACCCCCTAAATACAAAAGAATCGCTAAAAGATTATTAAGCGATTACTATAACCAAATACAAACAAACATAGATAAACTAAAGAATACTCTTAGAAACG